GGCATGAAATACAAAGATATTGCCAAGAAATACGATGTAACTCTGAATACAGTCAAGTCATGGAAAACTAGATATAAATGGTCTAGAGATAATAAAAAAGGTGTGCACACAAAAGATAAAAAGGTACGCACACAAAATCAGGAAGATATATCATGGGTGCAGATAGAGAAGGAATACGTCACGGACATCAGGAAGAGCCCTTACACACTGGAAGAGCTGGCTGAAAAATATAACGTATCTGTCCAGACCATGAAAAACCAATCTATGAATAATGAATGGTCCAGGAAAAGAACTGAGTATAAACAGAAAGTAAACCAAAAAGCCATAGAGAGAGCATCTGATAAGGACGCCAATAGAATTAGTAAACTTCTTAGAATAACAGATATAGCCACTGACAAGGCAGAGCAGGCATTAAGCGAGCTGGAAATATTCATAGTCAAGAATAAAAAGAAAACGAAGGTTATTGAATATAATGATTCGAAAGCCGTTGGAAAGCCCACAAAAGAGATTATTGAGGAGGTAGAAGCTTTAGAAACTGTACAGGGTCCTGTCGATAGACAAGGGCTTCTTTTTGTAACTAATACTATTAAAAATATAAAAGATGTTTATAGTTTAGATAATGGTCTAGGAAGTGATGAAGATACAGGAATTAAAGAATTCCTAAAAGCTATTAGACCATCCGAGGAGGATTTAAAAGAGTTATTTGCTGATGAAGAGGTGATTGAAGATGGCGAAGAGACTACGGAAGAATAAAGCATTTCAATTTAAGCCATTCTCACCGAAGCAATTAAAGCTAATGAACTTTTGGAGAGAAGGGTCCCCTTATGCTGATGTAGATATGTGTATAGCAGATGGGTCTATTAGGTCAGGCAAGACCATAGCTGATATATGTTCGTTCTTACAGTGGTCGCAAGAGACATATCCGGATGGTGAGAGTTTTATATTGGCTGGTAAGACAATGGGAGCATTGAAACGTAACGTTATCAAACCCATGTTGCAGATACTTACTGCATGGAAGTGGAAGTATAATTATAATCGTTCAGAGAACTTCATTGAAATAGGCAACAGCACATACTTTATGTTTGGAGCCAATACAGAGGCATCACAAGATTCGCTTCAGGGACTAACTGCAGCAGGAGCATATGCAGATGAAGCGGCTTTATTTCCTAGATCGTTTATAGATCAGATGATAGGTAGATGTTCCGTTGATGGTGCTAAGGTGTTTCTCAACTGTAACCCGGAAGGACCTCACCATTACATTAAAGAGGAGTTTATAGATAAGGCTAAAGAAAAGAATATATATCATCTACATTTCACTATGGATGACAACCTTACTCTATCACAAAAGGTTAAAGACCGGTTCAAACGAATGTTTACCGGAGTATTCTTCAAGAGATTTATCCTGGGCTTATGGGTTGCTGCAGATGGGTTAGTATACCAAGAGTTCGCCGATAGCCCTGAGAATTATATAGTAGATGATGAATGGATTAAGGAAAATCCTATAATCATGGGTACAATTGGAGTTGACTTTGGAGGTACAGTATCAGCACATACATTTACCTTTACTGGATTTACGAAAGGTTTCAAGTATGTGGTTACTGTAAAGGAATATTACAAAAAGAAACGTATCAACCCGGCAACATTGGAAAATGATTTTATAGATTTTGTAAAGGTTATTCAGAGTAAGTACAAATGTTATGAGGTTTATTGTGATAGCGCAGAACAGACGCTCATATCTGGATTAGAATCGGCTGTTATTCGTGCCGGAATACCAATAGAGCTTAAGAATGCAATCAAGGGCCCTATTAATGATCGGATAGCCTTTTACAATAGCATGATGAGTCAGGGCAGATATAAGATACATGAGAGTTGTACACATACAATTAGAGCTTTAGAAGAGGCTGTGTATGACGAAAAGAAACCCACTAAAGATGTTAGACTTGATGATGGACAGATGAATATAGACAGTTTAGATGCCATGGAGTACTCAACCGAATACATCCAGGATGATATTTTATATATTAACGTAGCATAAGCGAGGTGAGATATGAAAACAATACATGAATATTTAATTGATAACGGATATAACCCAGCCAATGACGAAACTACGGCACATCATGATGAATGGCTAGACTGGTATCAAGGATATGTCACTGACTTCCACCATTACACTGTCTATAATGGCATTGAGATGGTAGGCAAGGACAGATATACACTAGGTATGGCTAAGACTATATCAGAGGATTGGGCGAATCTACTCTTGAATGAAAAGGTTAAGATATCCACTGGCACTGAATTTGATAAGCAACTTGACAAGGTATTTGAATATAACAATTTCCAAGTCAAGAGCAACCAATTGATAGAGTTGGCTTTTGCGCTCGGTACAGGCGCCCTGGTGCAGTATCTTGATGCATCCAGTCAAGTGGTTATAGACTTTATTCGCGCGGGAATGATTTATCCTCTCAGCTGGGATAATGGTTATGTAAATGAGTGTGCCTTTGGTAGTATGCGTGAGCGTGATGGTAAGAAACAATATTATATTCAAATCCATAAGCTAAATGAAAGAGATACTTACATCATTGAGAACCATATTGTAGATGCAGAATCAGGCACTGACTTAGATCTTGACGAAGGAATGCTTCCAGAGGTTGAAACGGGTATAGAGATACCACTGTTTCAGATCATCACCCCAAACATAGTTAACAATATTGATTTAGACAGCCCATACGGAATATCGGTATTTGGTAATGCCATTTCTCAATTAAAAGGCTGTGACCTTGTATTTGACAGTTACATGAATGAGTTTGAGCTCGGTAAGAGAAAGATTATGGTGCCATTAAGCCTGTCAAAGATTGAGATGGGAGCAGACGGTGTCACAAGGCCAGTGTTTGATAAGAATGACAGCGTATTTTATGCTGTTCCTGGAGACAGAAACGGGGACAATAAAATAGACACGTTTGATCCTCAACTAAGAGCAGATGATCACGACAAGGGCATTAATAAAGCGCTTGATTTACTAAGCTTTAAGTGTGGCATGGGAACCGGAAGATATCGCTTTGAAAACGGTGTCGTTAAGACAGCAACTGAAGTTATATCCGATAAGTCTGAGCTGTATCAGTCTCTTAAAAAGCATGAGATTGTATTAGATAGCGCATTAACCGGCATGGTAAAAGCTATCGGGCAACTTAAGGGCACTGAGGTTGAGGAAGTTAATATTGACTTTGATGACAGTATCATCCAGGACAAGGAAACCGAGAGACAGACCGATAAAGGCGATATAGCTATCGGCGCCATGGGGCTGCTTGAATACCGTATGAAATGGTACGGTGAAACCGAAGAAGAAGCTGCAAAGATGATACCGGAACAGGCTGACGTCATTTATTAAGGGGGTATTGAATGTATACACCTTCTGAATTAGAGTGCCTGCCGATTGAGATAGAACGCAAAATGTCTGAGTTAGAAATACTTATAATGAATGATATCATCCGTAGAATAAAAATCAATGATGAAATTACCCGTTCAGCCGATTGGCAGATTTATAGATTAATACAGCTGGGTAAGAGCACCGAGGAAGTACAGAAATACATTCGGCAAGCATTAAAGCTTACAGAAGATGAAATTAATAAACTATATGAAGGTGCCATTCAATCTGGTTATGCACGAGATAAAGCCATATATGAAAAAGTCGAAGTTGAGTTTATCCCTTTCAAGGAGAACGCAGAACTCCAGCAGTTGATACAAGCCACGATAATGCAGACCAAAAGCGAGATGATAAACATCACTAGGACCCTTGGCTTTGTTATTGACATGGGTGGCAAAAGAGTATTTACTCCACTTGCCGAATATCTGCAGAGGACACTAGATACAGCAGTGTTCGAAGTGACTTCTGGCGCGTTTGATTATAATACCACCCTGAAAAAGGTTGTCACTGAAATGACTAAGAGCGGACTCCGTACAGTGGATTATGAAACCGGAAGGAGCAATCGAATAGAAGTTGCTGCTAGAAGGGCATTAATGACAGGAGTTACCCAGGTAACCAATAAAATTAACGACAGAAATGCTGATGAGCTCGGAACAGATTTTTTCGAGGTCTCATGGCACGCAACAGCCCGGCCAGAGCACCAAGTATGGCAGGGTAGGGTATATAGCCGGAAGGAACTTGAAACGGTATGCGGATTAGGTACAGTGACAGGGCTGCTAGGTGCTAACTGTTATCACAGCTATTATCCTTTTATTCCTGGGGTATCTAAGAGACAGTGGACAGATGAACAGCTGGATGCTATGAATGCCAAAGAGAATGCCTTAAAGAAATATAAT